GTTTGATCCGTCGGAATTCTGGGCTGTTACTGGTTCTGAAATAATAGCTGGTAGGTATGGCGTTGCAGCTCAAAATAAATTTAAGAAGATTGCTCAGTTCTTAAAAGAGTTTATCGAATATGTTAAAGACGCTTTCGGCATGCCTAGCAATGCCCCTCTCCTTCGTGGCTTAACAGCTATATTAGAAGGTAATGGTCAGTACCTAAGTAGAGAACAACTATCGACCGGTACAAGAACTGCGTTGCCTAATATTAAAGGTTGGGAGCAAGCCGAGGGTGTTAGCGATGAAGAATTAAAAGCTGTTGAAGCCTCTATGGCTGGCGGTAATATGCACCCAACAGTTGTAGATGCTATTGCAAACAATGATATTAAAGGCGCATTAAACGCAATCTCAAAGACGGTTGGTGGTTTCTACGGTGCGCTTGCTACTAGGTTAGCAGAGTTGGATTTACCTACAGGTACACGTATCGGCGATCAACGTAACATGACACGTAAGGCTATTGATCTTAGAAGTGCAGAAGCACAAAAAACGTTGTTTGATTTTGTACGTACAATGATGCCGGATGTGTACGCAAAGTATTTTGAAAACTACGATAGACCTGAAAGCCTTGAGCGTGTATACGAAGGTTTAATTACAATAGTAAATAATGCCGCATTAAAACCAGTATTATCACAATACAATACTGTAGTAAGAGCATTTAAAGATGCTATGAAAGGCTTAACCGCCCACGGTGGTTACTATCCAAGTTTTGATGTAATAAACTTAAACCCAACTACTAAACAAGGTCTTACCTACCGAGTATTCCTACATGAAGCAGTTCATGCAGCTACAGTAATGCTGTTGAATACACCGGCAGATCAACGTACCGCTGAACAAAACGAAGCTATTGCGGAGTTAGAAAAACTATTTGAAGCTGCAAAGGCTAGTACGAATATACCGTATTACGGATTTACAAACTTAAAAGAGTTTATATCAGAGATATATACCAATAAGGAATTCCAAGCCGAGCTAAGGAAGGTACCATACGCTCCTGCACGTACAAACATGCTGAGCAGATTTATAAAGCTAGTAATGGATATGTTCGGTATGGACAACATTACTAGTCGCTCAATAATAGAAGCTAACAAGTTATTTAATGCTGACCGCTCTGTTGAGCCAGTGTCGGCGGGTCCTGTATTTGCTGGGGCGAAAGGGCCAAGAAAACGTGGGCCAGTTAGTTCTTCAGAACGTGTTGTTGAAGATACTATGAAGAGCGCAGATGATTGGGAAAACATTAGAAAAGATTTAATCCCTGCATTATGGGATGCGGGTAATAGTACGTTCCGTAATATTATGCTTGGTGTTATGAACTTACGTCAGATTGCCGATGTTACTAGAACTAAGTTCCCACAGATTGCGTCTTCTATTCGCATCATTGAAAAGATGCTTGCTTACCGTGGCAAGATTATGAATGAAGGCGGAGATATTATCCAACGTTGGACTAAGGCGCAAGCTAAGAATACAAAAAGTTCTCAACTACTTGGTCGTGTCATGGTGGAGACTACTATTCGTGGGGTGGAGATTGACCCATCAGGTCCTAACTATGATTCCGCTAAAATAAACAAAGAATTAGCAGACGCTTGGACAGCTCTGGGTCCAGAGTTCCAACAGATATACAGGGATGTACGCGATTTCTATAGACGTGCTGTAGAAGAAACTGTACGACTAATGAAAGAACGTGCTAACAATACCGCTGACCCCGAGAAACGTAAGCAGTTATTAGCTGATATTGACAACCAGTTTGGCCCTGATAAATTAAAAGGTCCTTACTTCCCACTCCGTCGTTTCGGTGAATTTTGGTTCCAAGTAGGTCAAGGTAACTTTAAAGAGTTTTACATGTATGAAAGCAAAATAGCTAGAAACAGGGCTATGGCTGCACGTAAACGTGAGTTATCTAAAGGTAATGCTAAGCAACGCGCATTAGTTGATAGTATCCATTCTGGAAATGGTGTGTCTGCGTTGTATGGACAGAATGTAGCTAACACACAAATACTTAAAGATTTAGAAAGTGTTATTGATAAGTTAGGTGATACTGTAGAAGACGATACTACGGGAGCTACAAGAGATAAAACTCAAGCTGAATTAAAGAACGAAATTAAAGATAGCCTGAATCAGCTTATCTATATTTTGCTGCCACAGCAAAGCATGCGTAAGATGTTTATTAACCGCAAATCTATTCAAGGTGCAAGCGGTGATATGTTACGTGTGTTTGCTACACATGCTGTTCATAGTGCATACCAACGCTCACGATTTAAATACGCACAAGAGTTTATGGATAACTTATCTAATGCGCATGATTGGATTAGGCAGTTTGCAAAAGGTAAGGATTATGAAGTATATCGTGACTACATCAATGAAGTAGAGAAGCGATCAAAAACTATTCTCGGCACTGAAGATACTAGCTTAGCCGCAAAGGTTGCAGGTAAAGCATCGGAAGCCACATTCTTCTTCATGCTGTCTTCACCGTTTACTGCTTTATTAAATACAGTCGGTTTTGCGCAAGTTGCTATGCCTTACATTGGTGGTAGATATGGTTACGCAGCTACTAATAAGCGTATCCTAGAAAATATGGGTAAGTATTTACAGACAGCACCTACTCGTACTTTCTCGCCTTTAACAAAAGGCCACATGTCACAAGTATCCTTCCCTTCTATAGTAGAGGGTGGCAACCTAACTGGTATATTAAAAGATGCTGCTCAACAGTTATTAGACGAAGAGCAAATCAACATCTCTTTAACTAATGATGTTTTTGATATTGGCAGCAGACCATCAGCTACATACACGGGTACAGTAAATGCGGTTAAACGTGCAGTGTCAGGTTTGTTTCATCAGTCAGAACGTTTAAACCGTGAGATTACATTACTGTCGGTTGTAGAACTTGCATACGAAAAGCTCATGTCCGAGCCTATTAAAGATGCTAAAGGTATTATCCAACGTGACGCACAGGGTCAACCTATGCGCTATACCGACAACGCTACAACCTCTGATGGTACAACTAAGTATTCACAAGAAGCTTTAGAGTTGGCTATTAACGAAGCTAAAGATATTGCAGGTCTAGCTCTTGGTGACTTTACTCGCCAAATGAAACCTAGATTCTTTACACCTCCGTTGATGAGTGTGTTGACAAAGTTCAAGCAGTATTCTGTTATGGCTTCGTATGCACTTATCCGTAACGCACATCTTGGATTAATCAAACCGTTTAGTAAAAAAGAGTTAGACGATTTACGTCAAGAATTAGAAGAGCATTACAAAACTGCTGTAGATAAAGATGCAATAGTAAAACAGCAGATGGAAGAAGCTCAAACGCAACAAAAAGAAATAGCTAAAGAAGCCCGTCGTAGATTGGCAGGTATCTTGGGCATGACATATTTATTTGGTGGCTACGCAGCTATGCCGTTCTTTAGCTTACTAACACCTATATTAGTAGCCATGCTGGCTGGTGATGATGACGACGATGACGAGTTCTTTAACTGGGAAAACTGGTTTAAGAATTATATGGAGTCAGAGTTTGGCGGTTACGTTGGGTCTATGCTTCAAAAGTTTGGTGTAGAAGAAGGCACTGCTAAAAAAGCAGGGCGCAAGGTTGGTGAGACATTGGTGTACGGTCCGGGGTCTACAGTTACTGGCGGTGCGTTATCTGATCGTGTTAGCTTAGACTTAAAGAATCTGTGGTATAGAGATGGTCGTTACTCACCTGATACACGTGAAAGCGTAATAGAAGGAATCATCGCAAATGCTGGCCCAGTTGTTGGTCTAACCGTAAACGCTATGGAAGCGTGGGATATGGCACAAAAAGGTCAGGTGGGACGAGCGTTTGAAAAGATGGCCCCAGCTTTGGTTGCTAAGCCAGTAACAGCAGCACGTTTAGCTACTGAGGGTGGTAAGACTAAAGGCGGCGATACACTTGTAGACGAATTCACAACTGCCGAACTTGCTATCCAAGCAGTAGGACTACAACCATTACGTTTGGCCCAAGCGCAAAAAGCTTCTATTGAGACGGTACAAAAAGCGCAAAAGATCACAAACAAACACGACTCGATTATGAACAGGTTGTGGATGGAACGTGATAACGCCGATTCATTTAACGACACACTAGAAGAAGCTATTAAGTTTTCTGAGCAACATCCGGGGTACGCCATTACTGCTAAGAAAATAAGAGATTCTTTCGAAAAGCGTGCAAAAGATTCTGCTACAGCAAGTGCGTTTGGTGCCCGTATACCTAAGCCGCTACAAAGCGAACTAATGGATATGCCAAACTACGGTAGGGATTAAAAAAAGCCCCAGCGGGAGGGCTGGGGCAAAACTTGAACGAAGGAGAAAGTAACGAAAACTCGCTAAATTCAAAGACATCATACTACCTAATCCGCCAAACACGCAAGCCCCTAATTCCTTCTTCAATTACCAATTTCATAACTACCTTGTACCCAAGTCGGCGGGTCACTGCTTTTATTTCTTCTTTTGCAATATCTTTGTGTATGCACGGGACAAAAAAAGAAGCTCCAAGTTTGAAGCCTCTCCAATTTATCTCGTAACTAACCCCATCAATTATCATCTTCCTTGGTACGTTCTGCTGCGACTTCTTCAACCAAAAGTGTGGTATCTAAAAACTCACCTTTAGCACAATCAAATACATATGTGTCTACAGGCGGGGTACTAGATAACTTAGTGCCTTTAGCCATACGTTTCTTAACTGTGCCGACATAGATACCTTCAGTTGCCAAAGAGTTAAGTACATCCTTCATAGTGATTTGGTTCTCGGCGCAATACTCCCTGAACTTCTTAGCTATGATGAATAGCTTCTGGGTATCTGGCTCCATACGCAAGATAAGCTCATACCGTGGCTCAAGTATTGGCAACAACTCTACCCCTGTACGCTTGTCTACATCATCATTGATTACCAAGGTATTCATGCGATGCTCATTCCAGAACTCACCTATCACGCTAGCAACAGAAGAAGCTGGTGGTTTGATCTCCTGACGCATTTGAGTAAACTCGGCTAGCATCCACTTAAATACTTTGCCAATATCAATATCGATAATACCAAGACGTTTAGCAAACATCGCACCTGCTAAGTTGCAAGCAGCCACGCCCGACCAAAACCTCTCCCTATTCGTAAAACCAATCTTACGGTCGATAATAATTTGCAAGTCTTTAACTTCTTGAATGCGTTCCTCAAGATTACAAACCAAGTCACGAAGGTAGATACGCCCTGCATGCCCGTAGTTTGTATACAACTTGGGGAATATCTCGTCGGCCTCTTCTTTTGGTATCTGTGTACTAGCAGGTATCTGCCACTCAACCAAACGCATAAGCTCACCATCTGGTGTGGACTTCAACGACTTCAGCTTATCCACGCCGGAAGCATTAGAAGAAGATAGAACCATGTTCTGCCATTTAGCAAAGTTCATACGCTCTACGTTCTCACTAGCTTTCATTCTGCTACGACCACGACCTTGTGAAATAGCATAGGCAAAGTCAGAGAAAGCATCAGGGTGCATCTTGGTAATCTCATCGCAACCTAAAGGCAGGTTGTTCATAACTCCAAGACGGTGTAGCCGTGTCGCTAAAGTATCTCGCTCAATCAACATAGCTTCTTCTGGGTGTCCATACACACTGTGCATAGCCTTAATAACTGTAGTCTTACCAGTACCAGATTCGTTGTTAATCATGTTCAGCAGCGCACCTTTTAGGTTCAAGTGTCTAAGTAGCGGCCCACCAAAAGCAGTGAAGAACCCAAATGCCATAGGCTCAAAACCCTCACGACCATATGTATTGATTACGCTCTTCCATTCATAATAATCGCCAACAGGTGTAAAGTGATCTGCGATTGGTAATGTGTAACTGGAAGGTGGGCTGTATCTATCCCCATCTGCACAAATTTCTGTGTCTCCTATTACAAAAGATTTGTTCTTATCTGTCCACCCAAACTGGGTTCTCATAATAGCTGCTCCTTCTTTGTACTGTAGCTCTTTGGTAAACTTAACAATATAGCCCATGATTAAATCCATCTGCTTCTTCATAGCTATAACACCATACCAAGCAAGCTTCTCTTTTAGTTTATCTGGAGTCAATAAATCGACTGCCGGTAACGCAAACTCTTTGATACCATCTTTTGGTGTATGTAACCGCATCCAAACTACTTCGCCGTTCTGTGGGTCTTTCATACGCTTAACCACATACAGGTCATGCTCATACACAAGAATGGGGTCGTCACCTTCGTCCTTTGGCTTAACATATACACCACCCATCCTGCCCCTAAAATATGGGAAAGGGTACTCAGGTATTGTGTATGTTACTGGCTTAGAAGCATCGGCTGCTGTGTACTCAACAACGTTGTCCTCCGGAGCAGCTTCGATAATCTCTTGTCCTAGCGTAATAGGAGAATTGACTTTATCTTTGTGTGGGCACCCCTGACAACCACCCGGATTGATACGCTCAAACGCATCGCAGGTATATGGCCCCCTGATCTTCGTTATCTTTTGCTGCGTACCTTCTGGTGAATAGTCAGGATGACCTAACGATACTTCGTGAATACCAGTAGCAGAGTCAACACAGAATGCAGGTATAGATAAAGCTGCTCTCCATCTAGGCTCTTCAAGAGTCTCACGATTCTTAATCGCATCTTCAAGCTGCTTACATCCATTACCATTTTCTATCTTCAACATAATTGTGCTGAAGCGATGCTGCTTATTACCCATCAACGCCCGAGTCAACTCATTGATCTGCCCAACAGCATAATCAGGAATCTCATCTAAGCTACCACCTAACGCTGCTTTAAATGTTTCAAAGTCAGTAGCCGGAGCTGGCAGTATTACTGCTACGTTTAATGGTGGGTCAACCTTAAAGTTAAAGGTCTCAGGTACACGAAGAATAGATGCAACGTCTGCGGTTCTAGCTGGGTCGGCATCAAGCCCATGCTCATGACACACAACTTTAAGGCGATCAGCTACAGGCTTCCATTGCTGCTTTGTTATGTCAGCAGTAAGAGGCCAATAGGCATGAACACCACGTCCTGAGTCAACAAGGTATGGTCTTGGTAAACCTGCAGCAGCACAAAAACTTTTCAGTGCATCGACACCTTCGGCTTTATCTTTATATGGCTTACCTTCACCACAATCAATATCTAACCAAAATGCACGAACAGCTTTTATGTTATCGCCAGTACGTGTTTTCTTAGCTTCATACTTGGCGCATGCAAAATAAGCGTCATAGTGTTTGGCTACTAAATCATCTATTTCTTTTTCAGCTTCTTCTAAGGTTTGCACGAATACTTGTTTCGGCGTACCTGTCTTCTTTAATCCAACTATGCAGTACCATCCCTCAGACGAGAGGACTGCAGACAATAAGTCTGTTTTTGCCATTGCTAGTGTCGTCCCATCTGACGTTTATGTTTTGAATCTAGCCTTTGCTAATACCCCAACGATGGCTTCAGCATGCGTTTTACGGGGCAACCATTCCCCAGAGAACCATTTATAGATGGTCATCCGGCTTACACCGAAATACTCGGCAATATCTTTTACTGGAATGTCTTTATGTATGCAGAACCGCCCCAGCATTACACCGGGGCTTTCTGTACTAGCGGCTAGGTTCGCCTTTATGATGCTCGAAGCGTACCCACGTGGCTCCATCTCTATCACGCATCGTCGTCAGACGCCCAACTATTGATGACATCTGCAAAGTCTTTTTTCGCTGCAGGTTCCGCGTTCTTCTTAGCCGTGCGTTTAGTCGGCTCAGCAATCGCCTCTTCTTTAGCTGCAACCGTGGGTGCAGGTTTAGCCAGTGTTTTTGGCTTAGCACCATCAGTTGACGCAGGGGTCTGCGCAATCGCCGATTTAGCTGCAGGTGAGTTACCTTTTTCAGTCGCAATTTCCCACTCCTCTCTAGTCAAGAAACGAATTGGTTTGAAAGTTAACTTAGGTGTATCAGAGTCTGAGTCAAGACGCATTTCGGTAACGAGAGTATTAATGCTCTTACCTTGTGAACCAACATACTTAGCATACTGTTGGAACGGCATCTTATCTGAGTCACCACGACCAAAGATAGAAGTAGATGGTAACGTTAATTGGTACACATCACCTTTAATATCGTCAGCCAATACTACTGCCAAACGTTGTTGGAATCGGCAAGCACGTGAGTCACCTTGACCAGAACCTTTAATGTTCTGTGGGCAACCTTCACATGTATCATGCTGTGGGCTTTCTAAACTAGCGTCAGGTTCTTTACCATCATTAGACCAGCAATCAGGTGCAGTGGTTTCACCTGCTACATATTTACCTGCGTAGAATTGACGTGCGATGTCACGACCACCGTTAACAATAACAACATTCATCGAACGGTTTTCATTCTTAGCAATCTCTTCACCTGCAACCATCAAACGAAATACGCTACCACGAATCGATATGCGCTTTGTTGAAGTATTACCTGCAAGTGCTTTAGTAAGCTCATCAAGCTCAACGTCTTTTAGATAGTCAGGTAAATTGTTTGATTGGAATAGAGTAATTTCACTCATTTGTATTTCTCCTAAGTTACTTACGTTTAATGGTAAATTCATATTCACTATCTACATTTAGTCCGGGTGGGTGTAGGTCAGGATTCCCATCCATAAACTCTTTCATGTTAGTTTGATGAATACGTTTCTCTAACAACCCCATTGCATCATTGTCCTGCATGAAACCATAAAAGCTTTCCCAGTCATTTGTCCAATAACGATTCTTGACTGTGCGGTACGCTGTGTAATCAGGTGTTGAAAAAGTTGTTGCGCCTGTCTCTTTGGATAATTCAAGTAGCTTATGTTTAAGCACCTTCATTTGTTCTTCGAGTTCGGCTGTGCTTTCTTTATACGCACGGTACATCTCTTCTTTCTTGTCACGTATCTTAACGTACGTCTCGACAATTTTGTCTATAGGTACATCCATACTTCCTCCTTTCGTTAAGGTCTAATAATTATACTCCTATTCTTTACAATGTCAAGTAGTTTCATTAATTTCGTTTTTATATAAATCAATTATTTTCTTGTGGATTTCTAACTTACCTTGCAGCATTTTATATAATTTTGTTTCGACTGGACTGCCTTCGATATGCACAACAGTAACAGGATTCTTTTGCCCTTGCCTATGCACACGAGCATTTGCTTGTAAGTAGAACTCTATGGATGTTACTGGAGCGTACCAGATGACTACGTTTGCTGCGGTTAGAGTTACACCATGCGCTGCGGCTTGTGGTTGTATTAACAAAACCTTTGGGTCTTTCTCTTCTTGAAACTTTTTAAATACTTCTGTACGCTTAGTAACAGGCACTTCGCCGTTAATAATTTCGCTAGTAATATTATTTCTATTTAAAAAGTCTTTTAATAATGTTAGCGTATGTGTGAATGGTACAAATATAAGAACTTTAGCTGTGGCTTCTTCAATAACTTCTAATATTACGTTAAGTCGGTTAGATACATCAAACTCAATAACATTTTTATTATCAGAGTACACAGCGCCGCATGATATCTGTAATAGTTTTGTTAGGTTAGCAGCGGCATTTACTGCCGACACATCTTCACCAACAGCACTAATCAAAAAGTCTTTCTTTAGTTGGTCGTAATATTTCTTTTGCTGTGGGGTCAGTGGCGCTATGCGGGATACGTGTGTTACTTCGGGAAGGTCAAGACATTCTTCTTTTGTATATCTAATAGCAGGTTGCAACATAGCATGCACTATTTTATCTGCGTTAGGTTTAGCTATCCATTTAAACCTAGTTAATTGATACATGACGCTATCACGGAACGCTCCAAACAGATTTGGCGCTTTTTCTGGCACACACATCTTAGCTAAACCATAAGCATCAAGTGGGGACTGTGCAGCAGGTGTACCAGTCATCATCCACAACCAAGTCTTTGGTGTAACTATTTCACGTAACGCTTTAAATCGTTTTGTTTTTGCGTTCTTATATGCGTTGGCTTCGTCAACAATAATTAAATCAAACCCACCGTTTTTAATTTCTTCTTTAACTATGTCAATACCATCAAAATTTATTATTACAAATTCTGCTAACCCATTAATAATTTCTTTGCGTTTAGTTCTATCACCATACGCAACATCTACGCTACGATGAACAGCAAACCTAAACAAATCTCCTTGCCAAGCAGACTGCATAATTGATAGTGGGCATATAACTAATACTCTATTCACTACACCTTGCTTCAATAAAAAATCCGCAGCCCATATAGATGATGCGGTCTTACCTGTACCCTGCTCATTAAAACAAAATGCACGTTGATGGATAGAAAGAAAAGAAGCGGTGTCTCTTTGATGGTTCATAGGGGCAAACAATCCGGGCCAATCATAGTCTCTTAATATCGTAGAAGGAACTTTCTTGATACCAAGCTTAGCTAAGATACGAGCTTCTTCGTGCCCCCACATAACCACAACCTCTGAAACATCTTCTTGTTTACCGACTACCTTACTTCG